CGGGGCTCACGGAAGCGGGCCACGTCGAGCTCGGACGTGCCATCCTCCGAGCAGATGAAGATCGGGTCGGGCGCGCCAGCGGCGAACGAGGACTTGCCAATCTTCTCGACCCCGTAGAGCAGCACGCGCGGAGGCTTCTCGAGCTTGCCGCGCGAGATGACGCTAAGCGGCATGTTGTTGGCGGGGCGAACGGCAGATAGCGAATGGGATGCGGTCATGTGACGCTCCTAAGCTTGGGTTTGGGCTTCAGGCGAGTCGTGCCAGCTTCGGCGTTCGTGGGCCACGGCTGGCGCTGCGCGCGCGGCTGAGGCTCCCAACGGCAGTCCAGTTCCTTGATGGCGTCGTGAAGAGCGACGGCCATGATGCTGCGCGGGTTGGGCTGCTCTTCGTACGCCTGCTTCATCAGATACACGCAGCCGCCGAGTGCGCGCTGCGCAACGGACAGCTGCGCTCGTAGATGCTCGGCCTCGTCGCGCCAAGGGTTGTCGCTCATTTCGTGGTCCTCCCAAAAGGCTGAATGTCTTGCTTGTCGTCGGCAGCGTCGTACTCGTCGCGCGCGCGTGCCCAGTACGCCGGCGTCTCGCGCGGCAGGTCGGCGGTGGTCACAAGCTCTTCAGAGTCGAGCGACCACGGGTCCGGCTGGCCATCAGCGAAGCGCTCGCCGACGGGCACTGGCGGATCGCATAGATTGCACCAGAGCTCCACGAGCGCAGTCACGCCCGGCCCCCGCTTCGTGGTGGACACCGTGCCGTCGTGCAGCCCGTCGGCAGCGAAGCAGCCCTCGCAGCGGCGCGCGTGCGTGGCGCATGGGTAGCCAGGATCGCAGTCTTGGCAGGTCGGGTCCGCGAGAAGTAGCGAGGGTTTGGTGGACAGCGGAGAGCCCTCGTCCGCTGTAGCCCCGCGGCCTGCCGCCGCGGTGTCCAAGTAGCGGGAGTTTTCGCGGGCCGAAGGAGAGCTCCCATCCTTCATGTTGCCGGCAGAATTTGCTGCCGCACCCGAGTCTTTGAGAGGAGGCAGGCACTTCGCCTTGTCGGCGCGGTGCACGCGCAGGCGCTCCGCTATTACCTCGATGTCGTGCTGCGATAGCTCGATGGGTTTCATGGCTCCTCCGCGCTGTCGACGAACACGACTTCGACGCCGTGCTCGGCGAAGATTGCGGCGATAGCCCGCTCGCGCTCATCGGCGCCCACGACGCTGTCGTTGAGTTTGGCAAGCCGCGTCCGATTGTCGTTGAGGCCTAGATGGGAACGGAGGCCATCTACTTCTTCAAACAGCCATCCTGGCCACTTGGCGTCGCCGGACCTGTGCGCTACACTCGGCAAGCGCGGATAAGCGATACCCTTGAGATGTTCCGGCGCCACTCCGCATGCGACGCCAAAGAACCCAAGGCAACACATCTGTCCGTCGGACCGCTCAAGCCTGGAGTCTGCGCCGCCACGGCCGCGGTACCACTTGCTGCGATCGATCACGAGTTTCATCGCCCACCTCCCGTCGGCCGCTCGGTCTGCCTGTCGTCCCTGTGCTCGGCCTGAATCAGCGCGAGCTCGCCCATGATGCTGTCCACCGCTGCCTCGGCGGGCGCGTTGCGGATCATCTCGTCCAGCTCGGCAAGCAGAGCTTGCTCGTCTGTTATGCCGTTGAAATGTTTCATCGCGGCCTCCGCTTGCCATCGCGGCCGACGCGCTCCGCCTGCATCGCATCAGCGATGAGCCACGCGAGCTGCGCCACGGCCTGCGGGTAGGTCTTCTCGTCCTCCCGATACGGCATCGAGCGCGACTCGATAAGCGCCGTCATCGCCGCCCTTGCATCCGCCACCCTCACCGCGTCGATTGCGTCAGCCATCCCGTCCTCCTATGTCTGCAACAGTAGACCTGTCGTCAGTTGCAGTCAAGAGGGGCGCGCGACTTTTTTCGCAAGCGACCTTGCGTCGGGTAGTTGTGGACCGGATATCCCCACCCCTCGCATAGGTAGATGCCCGGATACGGGCACGGGTTGGTCAGATCCGGCCGAACTTATGAACGACGGCGGTGGACGTGGTGCGCCGCGGGCGGCACGGGCGTCTTGTCGTTGTGCGGGCGCATGGCAGGCGGGGGCGGCGTCGACCTGGAGCGACTGAAACGCTCAACATCGCGGCGTATTTCTTCGTCCGGCCAGCCTTCATTTGCAGCGAGCCAGCCAGGGGACACCTTAAGAGCCTCGGCCAGCTTGAGGACGGTGCCGACCGTCATGTCGTGGTCCTCGTCTTCCATGCGCTTGAGCTGCGTGGAGAGGTAGGTCCGGGTAAACCCAGCGGCCTCCGACACTCTACTGGCGGGCCAACCGCGGCGAGCGAGGACGTCTCGAATCCTCCCGTGGAGGGTGAGCCACTCGCCTGGCCGCGTCACGTCTACAGCATGCAGGAGTCTGTCTGCTTTTGCCATCGGTTGGGTCTTGACATCAGTTGCAGACGGGTCTACAGCTGAAGACAGCGAGGACACATGACGGACTCACTTGGTCAGCGGTTGGCGCATTTGCGGAAGTTGGCGGAGTTGGAGACGACGCGGGAGGTCGACGCGCTCATTCGTGATGACCACAAGAAGGGCACGTACACGTGGTTCCTCGAAAGCGGCGGGCGCGATATCGGGCGGAAGATCGCGATCAAGTACGCCGACCTGTACGGGTGCACCCTTGACTGGCTGCTTGCCGGCAGAGGGGCCGCGCCTCGCCGAGAGGACGTGCAGCGAGCCGTGGCGCGCGCGCGACGCAGGGTTGCTTGATGTCGTCGCACGGCTCACATGGGTATGTCGTGCCCCGTCCGGGCGCAACGCGTCGGATGTTCAGGGAGGTCGTGGATGATGAAATTTCGCGGGCGCGGAGCTCCGGGTGTCTCGAAGGGGTACGGGGTGACGCAGCCAATCCGGCCGCCACCGCTTGTCGCGCGAGCGCCGATGTCGGGGGGCACTGTGCTGCCCGAGTACGGCTGGTGCGCGAACTGCTTTCGCAACGGGCACCCCGCGTACATGTGCCCCGCGCCGCACAGGCAGGAGTGGCCGGCGCCGCCGTCGTACGTGCCGTTGCTGCCGCCTGCGCGCGTCGCTCCGCCGGAGAACCCGGAGTTGGACGTCGACGTTTCGTGGGACGACCAGGAGTGTGTCTGCGATCACTGCTACGGGCTGCGCGTGGCGCTGCGCCTGATCGGGCGATGACCATGTCGGCGGCACAGGAGGCGCTGGGCGGGCTGGAGAGGACGGAGGTGAAGTGATGGCGCATGAATTCAAGGTCGGAGACAGGGTGCGGCGGATTATCGACGACTGCGATGTCCCGAAGGGCACGCTCGGCACGGTCCTCAAGGTCGACCCCGTCGATTGCGAGGGCGAGTGCACCGTGTGGTGCAAGTTCGACAACGGAGAGAATTACTACGGTGCACTCTCCTCATGCATCGAACCCGCCGCCCCGCCCCCCGCGGAGCCGCCGAGCCGTAGCGCGCCACCTCTCGTGGAGGTGAACTGGCAGGCGATGGCGAACGAGCTGTCTGGCCGTCTCGACGAATGCCGCAGGCAGCTCTCCGAGGCTCTCCGCGCCAAGGGCACCGTCAGCGACGTGCTCGGCGATCGCGACCGCTACCGCCGCGAGAACCACGAGCTGGCTACCCGCAATGCCTGGCTGGAACGGGAGAACGCCCGGCTCGCCGGCAAGAAGGGCTCGCGATGACTGCCCCCGTCGTCATCATCGCAGGCATCGTAGAGCGCGCCGGCGGCCTGTTGATCGCGGTGGGCGTCATCCTCTACGGCATCGCATGGCTGGGGAAGCGATGAGACGCCACGAGAGCGAAGCCGCGCGTGAGCGTCGCCGCATCCGCCGCATCGTGCGGGAGAACCGCGAGTTCTACGCCGCTCAACTAGGCCCGAAGGGCACCAAAGACAAGGTGTGGGGACCGGACATGCGTGTCGAGTGCGAGCGCGCGGTGTACGTGTGCGACTGCATTCTTGCCAGCATCTCGTGGGGCATCAAGAAATGACATCGCCAGCCGCTCTCCTCGATTCTGCCGCCGTGGCTGCTCGGCTCGGCTGCACGCGTCGCCACGCCGCGTCGCTCATGGCCGAGATGGGCGCGGTGGACATCAGCCGTTACGGTTCGCGCCGGCCTACCTGGCGCATCTCGGAAGAAGGGTTCGCGCAATGGCAGACGGAAAGAAGCGAAGGCGCCGCGGAGCGAAAGATGGCCTCTGGCTCAGGGGGCCGGTTTACTGGACGCGCGTCGCAGGCGAGAGACTCTCGACCGGGTGCCGCGACCGCGAAGCGGCGAAGATTGCGCGAGCAAGACTCGAGCGAGAAGCAGCCGATCCGTCTCGCTCGAAGTCACGGCGCACTACCATGATGGACATGATGCGCCACGTGCTCGAGGACCGGAAGACGGCGAAGGGCAAGACGGGCGGCGTCCTGTCCCCCGAGACGATGGAGGTGTGGCGCGTGAAGCTCTCGCACCCTGTCCGACTCATCGGACCGAACATGCCGCTCTCCGAGGTGGATTACCTCGCAGTGGGCAAATTCCTCGAGGCTCGCGCGAAGGAGCGGCGCCACCCGGGGTCGAACGAGGCGGTCAGCCAGCACACCATCAGCAAGGAGCTCGCCGCTCTGCGCTTCGGCCTGCGGCTCGAGAAGCGCAACGAGGCGTACCCCTACGACGTTGACTGGGTGACCCGCTCGCGCAGCTTCGCCGTGGGCTACAAGCCCCGCAAGCGGCACCTGACGTGGGAGGAGATACCGCTGCTCCTCGGCGGGCTGCTGCAAGAGGACGCGCAGCGGGTGACTCCCGAGCTCATCGCGACCGCCAAGAAGCTGCGACGCGGCGGCTACACGCTGAAGGGTGTTGCTAGGGCGATGAAGTGCAGCATGGCGACGGCTCACCGCTACCTCAACATGCCCGAGCCGAAGCCGACCCGCGGCGGCGACCTGCGCGCGAAGCATGCGGCGTGGATCATCGCCACCGGCGCGCGGCGCAAGGAGAGCTACCGCGCGGAGCTGCGCGACCACGACTTCAAGGCCTGGCGCGTGCACCTGCGCGGCACGAAGACGGGGAGCGCCGAGCGGACGATACCCATCGCCCCGCCGTTCCGCTCGCTGCTCACGTTCGCCGTGGAGGGCAGGCCCGAGAAGGGGGCGCTCTTCCCGCGCTGGGCGAACATCTGGCGCTCGCTCCGGCTGGCGTGCAAGCGGGCGAACATCGAGCCGCTGTCGCCGAACGACCTCAGGCGGACGCACGCGAGCTTGCTTCAGCAATCGGGCGTTGTGCTCGAGGACCTGAAGCACGTGATGGGGCACACGACGACGCGCATGCTCGAGGTGACGTACGCGAGCACCAACCTCGACGCTCTCAGTCGTGCGCTCGAGAAGGTCAAGACGAGGCCGCTGCTGCCGGGAGGAAAGAAGCGATGAGTTTGGCCTCTAAGCCCGAGACGCACGTCACGATCGTCAACGGGGAGACCTTCGCCGACGGTTTCCACGAGGGCATTCGAGTGGCCGTCGAGATCCTTCGCGACCATCTCGCTCATGCCATGAAGGGCGGCGCCCCCGACATCTTCAAAGAGATCCTCGAGTCTTGGATCAAGGACATTGCGGGCGCCCAATTCAAGAGCGGAAGCAAAGGCGGGAAGGCATGAAGCGGCTGCCAGGCGGCACTGGACACGCACGATGAGCAAGCACGATCCCTACGAGATGCTTCGCGAAGCGCTGGATTGGATCAACAGCTTCGCATGTTCATGCGTCGGCGCAGACGAGATGGCCGATCGCATTACGGCGTGCCTCCAAGCTCGGCCAGCGTCCGGTGCTGAACTCGCGGAGCTGCACGGATTCAAACCGCACACCCCGCCGCCGGGCGCGAAGGGGGCGTGACATGAGGTTACGCAGAGATTCAGACGGCGCCCTGCACAAGGTCGTTCTCGACGTGGACGGTGTCGAGTGCTTCGTCGTGCGCTGGACCGAGTCCTGCTCGGGGTGCTGCGAACTCGGCGAGGCGATGATGAACGCGCATCACTACGCCTTCGACGACAAGGCGCATTGCTACGTCGGCTCCGGCTGCGATGAGTGCGGTTACACGGGCAAGCGGCGGCGTGAATGGCTCGCGCCGTTCGAATTCGACGCGCGCGCCAGCCGAAGCGCCCCACCCCGCACCGGAACCTCATGAGTCGCGTTGAAACGGATGAAGGCGTTTACGAGCGATGCTCCTGTGATGCGCGGCTCGTTCGCAGACAGAACCGGAAGACCGGCGACTGGTTCTGGGGTTGCTCGACTTACCCGAAGTGCGACCGGACATTCCCGATCACGACCGTGTTTACCGAGGACGGGGACCCGATGCCCGAATGGGACGACGGCGAAGTGTCGCCGTACGACCTCGGTATCGACGACGTGGGCGACCGATGAGTCGCGTTGAAACGGAGGAGAGAATGGCAAAGACCGTCGAAGACGTGTGGGACAAGCTCGGGGACATCCCCATGCCGAAAGGGACCGCGGCGTCGGCCAGGCTGAACTGGAACGACTACGACCGCGCGTGCATGCGGATTCTCGCCGAGTGGCGCACTGAAATTCAGGAGTGCGCCGCGGGGGAGATGCGCGCCCGCGCGGTGAAGGAGTGCCGAGACCTGATGGGGGTGAAGGAGTGGGCGACGGATTCCGACGTGTCTCCGGAAGTGGCTGCCGCCTGGGATAAGGCAGCGGAGTGCTGCGCCCGAGGGATACACGAGTTGCCGCTCACAGACACAGTTTGCCCCAAGTGCGTCGGTTTCGGCTTCACGATCGGTGAGATTCCGGCCGGGTGCCCGCCTTGCCGCCACTGCGGCGGAACTGGTCGTCGCCAAAGCACACCCCCGTCACAGCCCCCGAAGGACAGCGATGAATCACCTTGATCCGAAGCCATTTCGAACGGTGACGCCATGACGAAGCGCGTCGACCGAGACCTCGACATGGTCGTATTGCAGCGCAAGCTCCGCGCGGCCATCGCTCGCACGGACAAGGCCATCGAAGGCGTCGCGCAATCCGTCGCGGTGCTGGCAACCCAACTCGGCTGGACCGGTGCGCTGCTCGAACTGCGCCGACGCGACCGCAAGCACAGCCGTGTCACACCGCGGAAAGGAACGCGATGAGAAGCCGGAGAATGCAGGCATTTCGAACGGTGACGCCCGGTTTTACACGCCGGTGGTCCTGGGTTCGACTCCCAGCCAGCCCACTCTATGATTCTGCGCAGTTAGCCGCCGCATGTGAGGTTGCGCCTACAAGGTGCGACCGGCCCAAAGCAGCGGTAATCGGAACTGACGCCCCAATACTGAAGCACAGTGGCGTCACAGTCCCCTGCGACCCTACAGGTGGGCCGTGAAGCCGGTCCGCGTGACATGCCGAGCGTGCCGGGGGACCGGGCGGGTCGACTTGGTGCCGAGTCTCCGGCGGGTGCTGGACTTCCTTCGACGCGGGCCCGCGACTGCCATCGAGCTCCGGGCCATGGAGCTTGAGACCGTCGGTGATGCGCCGTCGGCCAACGCCTTCAACAACCGTCTCGAGGAGCTGCGTGAGTATGGGTTCGTCGGCCGCGCCCGCGACCATCGCGGGTGGCGCTACCACCTAGTGAGAAACGTCTCGGCCCACACTGGGCTACTCGGGCGGAGGGCGTCGTGAGGTCGGACGTGGCCGCCCTCTACGTCGACCCGCGAGGGCCGTACCCCAAGCTCGTCGAGCACTGGTACGACGAGAAGCGCGACGCGCGGACGTATGCGGGTCCGTGGCCCGTCGTGGCGCACCCGCCGTGTGGGCCGTGGGCGAACCTCCGCCATCTCACCCGCGGCGACTGGACCGAGGTCAAGCAACTCGCTCCGATCGCAATCGGCCAGGTTCGCAAGTGGGGCGGGGTACTCGAGCATCCGGCAGGATCCACTCTGTGGACGATCGCGGGGCTACCCGCACCGTGGCCGCCACAGCAAGACGAGTACGGCGGCTTTACCTGCGAGGTCGAGCAGTGCGCGTGGGGGCACCCGGCGCGCAAACGTACCTGGCTCTACTGCGTTGGCGTCGACATCGACCTGATGATTGCGACGGTTCGCAAGGGCGGCACGCCGACGCACTGGTGCTCCGGTGGCCGAACGAAGCGTCCCGGCATGGGGGCGACGGTACCGCCCGGCATCAAGGTTTGCTCCGCGCAGCAGCGCCGGCGTACCCCCGTCGCATTCGCCGAGTGGCTGCTGTCCCTTGCGGCCAGCGTGACGATGGCTGCCTGCTCCTCGCGCCCCGCGCCGCCCGTGCCCGCCGACGCTGGCAGCGAATGCGCGGAGTGCTGGATGCGGTGCGGGGAGGCCACCAGCCGCAAGGAGGCGAGCCTGTGCGCGTGGCAGTGCGGCTTGCTGTGCGAAAGCGAGGGACGATGAACACGATTGCTGAACTGGAGGCCGCCTACGGCAAGGTCAAGTCCGCCGGCGGCTTGCCCGAGGTCATCCTCGTTCGCCGGGACTCATGGCCCGCCTTGAAGGCAGAGCTCGAACTGCGCTGCAACGAGGCGAACAGCGTCGATTGCGCCGGACCGTTTGGCCCGATTCTCGTCATGGGTATCCCCATCCGCGTCGTCGACGACCTGCCGTGTCGGTGGATGATCCTGCCCGATGACCTTGCGCCAATGGTGGCCAAACAATGAATCAGCTCGACCTCTTCGCCCCCGAGCGCGTCCGGTACTGGTACGTCGACTGCCGCGACGAGCGCGGTAACGCGTGGTGTCACCGCGTCTCCGATCCTGAGGCGACCATCAGGCAGATCGAGGCGGAGCTGCCGGGCGTGAAGGCGGAGGTGAGGCGATGACGTGGTTCAAAGTAGACGACGGGCTTGCCTTCCACAGCAAGACCATGGAGGCGGGCAACGCTGCGATGGGCGCGTGGGTCCGGATGGGCTCCTACTCGGCGCAGCACGAGCTCGACGGGCGCGTGCCCCAGCGCATCGCGCAGACCATCGGCAAGCCCACGGAGCTCCAAGCCCTCATGCGCGCCGGCTTCCTGACCCGTGACGGTCTCGGCGACTACGTCCTCCACGACTTCCTCGTCTACAACCCGTCGCGCGCCGACCTCCAAGCGGACCGGCAGAGGTGGGCTTCCAAGAAGCGGAGACAACGGCCGGCGTCTCAGGGTGTGTCCCCGGGGGACACTCCTGGAGACTCTCGAGAGAATCCCCCATTGACTCCCTCGGGGAGTCCGGGACGGGACGGGACGGGATCTGATCCGGATCCGGAGGGGAGTGCAGAGGGGAGGCCGGTGGAGGGACTTCGGGATGCCTGCCGGCGGGGGTACTCGGAGGGCATCCGGACGGTCATCGACGGCCCGCCGTTCCACATGCTCGAGGACGAAGCGGACATCATCGTAGCCGTCGTTCGCGACACGCCGAAGTGGTGCGGCCTGCGCGGTCCTCAGCTTGCGACGGCCATCCGCAAGTCGGCACACGACTACGCCACGGCGCGCAAGGATAAGGCCCAGTTCGAAAAGGGGTTCGCGCCGAGCAAGTGGGCCGAGTGGCTACGCGGCGGCGGAGCGGCGGCGCCGAAGCCGTCGGCTCCCCAGCACAAGGACTTTGCCTTCGAGCCCGGCGAGCTCGAGCGGTCCAGGCCGATGGCGTTCGCGGTCAACGCGGCGCAGCAAGCGAAGTTCGCGGCGACGATTGCTGGGCTCGGCGTAGGCCCACAGCGCAACTCCCCGATGACCGATGCCGAGCGCGACGCGAAGCGGCTCGACGACAAGCGACGCCTTGCAGAGACGGAGAGGAAGGCAGGAGGCACATGAAATATCGACTCACTAACGCGGACTCCGCCAACTACCACGGGGTTGACGGGGCCAACCTATACAAGTGGGACACCTTGGTCATCCTCAAGGACGAGGGAGAAGGGACGTCAATCGTGGCCCCATTCGACCCCGATAAGCGGCCACTTGCCTGGTGCCTGCTCAAGGAGCTCAACGAGCTGGCCGACAAGATCGACCACCTGACGAAGTGCGTGTCGCCGGTCAACGGTCTCGCAGCGACGCCGGTGACGGCAGAGAAGAAGGCGAGCGGGCAATGACGCGCGAGGAGAGGCTGAAGGCTGGTTGGGTCGAAGAGCGCACGTTCCGCATCCGCGTGCGGCGCAAGGGTGAAGTCGGCGAATGGCTCGCGTGCGGCAGTGGCGGAACCATCTGGGCAGCCAACCGCAGGGACATCGCCGAACAGCGGGCGAAGGAGATGCGAGGCGTCTGCTACGACTGCAAGTGGGAGTACAGCGTCGTGCCGTTCATTACGCTGGTAAAGCCCAAAGCCCCGCCGCCGCTGAAGGTCGGCGACGAGGTGCTGGTGCGGGCGACGGTCGAGGAGTTCAACCACGGGCACTTTCGTGACCTGGTCCTGAGAACGCCGAGCAACGCGTTCTGGCTCTCATCGAAAGACGTCGTTCGAGCAGCAAAGGAGTCGAAGTGATGGACGTGGAGCTAATCCTGACCCGCGTGTGCCTGGAGTTCGGCGTGACGCGCCACGAGATCCGGTACGGTACTTCCTTGCGCGCCTGCTCCGGCAGCGTGAGCCTGGCGCGCGGCACGTACCTGTGGCGAGCGTGGCGCTTCGGGGCGACGCCTCGGCAGGCTGGCGCCGCCATCGGCCTCGGTGTGCGGAGCGCGCGCAAGTGGTACGCCGACTTTAGGGCGAGGGAAGCGCGGCGACCGAAGGCGATGCGGGAGGTGGCGGCATGAGTGAAACGCAGCTCGTCTCCAGCATCCTCGACGCCCTAGCCATCGAGCCCGGAGTGGTCGCGTGGCGCAACAACAACGGCAGCGTGAGGCGCAGGGGCGGCTACGTGCGCTTCGGGCTCGCCAAGGGAGCAGCGGACATCGTTGCCATCGTCGGCCCCGCTGGGCGCTTCCTGGCGCTCGAGTGCAAGACGGCGAAGGGCAAGCAGTCGCAAGAGCAGATCGATTGGGCGCTGGAGGTCAAGTTCGCGGGCGGCCTCTACGCCACGGTTCGCAGTGTGCAGGAAGCCCGCGATGCAGTCAGAGCAGCAAGGAGTAACGCAACATGAAGTACAGCAAGCCTCTCATCGTCGTATCTATGCACGTAGCCCCTCCGTTCCTCGGCGCCTGGTCGTCGCACCTGTGGGATCATGGCCACGAAGGCCTCGGCCTGTTCATGATCATCATCGCCGGGCTGACAGCGTTCGGCATGCTGATGCGCGACCTCTGGCTCGACGAGCAGCTCGAGGCCATCAGCCCAACGAAGCTCTGGCACGGGTCCACCGTCATCGAGCCGCCGCGCCCGCTGCCGGTATTCCCTGCCGAGTTCCACACCTCCGTCGAGGAGAACCCGAGCCGCGCGCGCATTCGCCCGCTGGTCGAGCGCGGGCCGTACGCGTCGGTTGCGCCCGAGGACGCCGAGAATGAGAGCACGTGGCCGGAGGTGGGCTAGCCATGAACGGCGATACGGTGAGCGACTACATCTCGCTCTGCCTGTCCCGCGAAAACGGGTACGTGAAGCTCGGCAAAATCCTGCTGAGGTGGCACAGTTCACCGATGGGATGCAACTCACACTTCGTGGAGGCCTTGCGCAGGCGCGGCAACGAGGTGGCTCAGGCGATACTGAAGATCGAAAGGCGGTGAACTGATGAAGAGCGCGAGCGAGTGGTCAGCGGAGCACTTCAACCTGAACGAGCAGACCGTGCGTGCCATCCAAGCCGACGCCGCTGCCGACATGCGCGAGCGGTGCCTGGCCATTCTCGAGGACGAGGCCAGGTGGCGCAGATGGCCGGAACAGGACCCCGTCGGACCCGAGGACTACGCCGAAGCCATCCGCGCGCTGCCGCTGGAGGAGAGCTGAGCGCGATGCGCGAATGCCCCTGGCGCGACGTGCAACGTACCGGATAGAATCGCGGCCGATTGATGGAGGCGTCGGAATGACTACCCAAGAGCAGATTGACGAAGCGCGCGACCACGCGTGGCGCATCTGGACCAGGCAAGCCGTGCCACGTTGTAGCGAGACCGAGCAGATGGCGCTCGTGTTCGAGCGGTGGCGCCGCGAAGGGTGGCTCCCGGCCGAAGAGCGAAAGTCGGGGGCCGCGTGAGGTGGCTCGCCATCTGCCTCGCGGCCGGGTGCTCCTTCTCCGCGCCTCCGTTGCCGGGGGCGCGGGAAGCGTGCGAGGACTATTACGCGGCCTGGAGAGCGAGAGCGATCGAGTGCGGCCAGGACGCCGCAGCCGTCGACGCGACATTCAGCGCGTACGTGCGCGATAGATGCTCTGACGTAGTCTGGTCCGACGCACGCCAGATCTACGAAGAGTGCATTCCGGCGCAGCAGGCCGTGGCATGCGACGCGCTGGGGTCAGTGAAGTGCGGCGGCTACGTGCGCCTGTGAATCAGTAGCCGTACTTCTTCTTTTTCTTCTTCTTGCGGTCGATCATGGCTTCATCTCCTTCAGTGTCTTCTCGATGGCGTCGAGTCGTCTGCACGACTCCTTGGCCACCTCGAGCTGCTTGATCTGGGTCTGGTCGATGTCGGTAACCTTGTTCGTGATGGCCCGCAGCATCCGGAAGATGCGGTCCCAGTTGGAGACGCTCGCGTCGACCTTGGTGGACTCAGCGTCTTGCTCCGTCAGATCCAGCGGGGGAGCGGGGTGCGTGTCGCCATTCCGATCGGTGCCCATCTTCTCACCTCTCTTCAGGCCCCTTCGGCCTGCGTAGTCCAAAGTGGCCCCCTAGAACAAAGCTCATGGCCGCGATGAAGGCGTCCCCTGCCGCCTTCGGCTCAAGCAGGCCCCACTTCCCGGCTATGAGCGGCAGCGCCGGCAGCCACAACTCTTTCGCCAGCATTTCCAGCCCGGCGAAGACTTCGCGTACGATCTTACCTGCCGGCGGCAGCGTCCCGCGCGGCAGCCCTGGTACTGGAGGCCTCAGGTCGGGCGGATTGTCGTCGTCTTGCATCATGTCCGCGACACATGCACCGTCAAAGTGCCGCTCCCAAGGTCGACCGGGCCGCCGCTCTTGTTGAAGAGCGTCACGGTCATCGTGTCCGTGGACGTGCTGATGGCGCTGAAGATGAGCCCGGCCACCAACGTCGCACCGGTGAAGGACACGACCCCCGCGTCGCCCGTTCTGCACCCGGCCACGATCACGGTCGTCGATGTCATGGCGCCATCAACTACGTTGCCAGGGTCCCACGTCTTGGCCCCTACGAGCGTGCGCGCGTCGTCTCCTGCGGCGACGTCCATCACGTAGGGCGCCACGCCGACCGCGCCGATCGGGCAGCGCTGCGTTTCCAGGCGGAGCGTGTTCGCGGCGTTGAGCGCACTGTCGAAGTGGACGCCAACATCGAGCGTGCCGCTGGTGCCGTTGTGGATGAGGTTCGGCCCGATGGCGCCGCCGATGGCCTGCCCGCCGGACGCCTTGATGGCCGCGCGATACGCGCCACCCGACGTGAGGCCGCCGCAGTCAATAAAGACGTTGTCCGCGATGTAGGCGTTCTTGATGGGACCGACCGCCGCAGAGATCTGGAGGATGCCGTTGTGGTTGCCTGCGCCGATCGAGATGAGGCACCGCTCGAAGATGTTGCGCACGAAGGCGACCCCATCGACGGCGTTGACGTCGTTGTAACCGAAGGCGACGACGCTCGCCGTCGCGGAGGTGAGCTTGTAGTTGTAGAAAATGTTGTCGTGGAATAGGCCGCCCGACATGTTCGCGATGACGACGGCATCGGCGGACGTGATCCATGCGTTGCCCGTCGAAGGGTCGTTGGACATCGTCGCGACGTTGCAGCCGTAGGCGACGTTGTTGCCGCTGCCCTGGAATGCGGACTGTGCGCAGTCCTCGATGCGGTTCCTGTAGGCCGCCAAACCAGAACCGGCGTTCCAGTTGATGGCGTGGACTTGGCATCGGTAGAAGTGGTTGTCGAAGACGCGCAGGCCGTCGGCTGCGCCGTCCGCGAACACGGTCTCCCCCTCAACGCCCGTGAAGTAGCAATCGAGCACGTAGCCGCCTGGGCATCCGCCGCTGATGGATCTGAAGTAGACGCCCTTTCGGTTGAGGACTGCCGTCCCGCTCGAGATCCTCGCCTGCGACCAGACGTTGGCCCCCTGAAACCCGAGATCGCGAACACCGCAGTTGGTGCAATCTTCGAAGGTGATAAAGGCGCTCCCACGGCCCGCGGCAGCGAGGTCGGACGTGGTCGACATGGCCTGCGGATCCACGAGCTTGCTAGCGTACTTCCCGTCGCCGAAGAACTCTACGTTCGAGAAGCTCTTCATGTAGAGCGGGTTCTTTGTGTTGGTGGAGTTCTGCAATACGACCGCATACGATCCGGTGGGGAAGTAGATCCTCCCGCCGCCTCGCGCGTTGGCCACGCTCGCCGCCCCGTAGATGGCCGCGGTGTTGCGAGCAGCGTATTCGGCCGTAGCGATGGGCACGGCGCCAAACTCGCACACATTGAAGACTGGGCCAGACGACCCGAGCGAAGCCGAGCTGAAGGAGTTCGTGTAATTGTTGGCGAGCGTGTCGGTGAGCCGCACGTCGTAGTTGCCAGGCCCTACGACGTCGGGGTCGAAGTACCATCCCAGGCGCGGGTGGAGCTTGGTGACCGCGCTGCTGCCCGATGGGACACCCGTCAGCGTCCAGCTCGCCGCGGTGACACCAATGGCGGATAGGTAGCACCTGATGCCGGGGGCGATGTTGCCGTCGGAGGTGAGCGTCCCGGCGCCGCCGGGCTGGGATAGCTGGATGTTGCTCATGTCATTCCCAGTTCATCGCGTACCTGGCTGCGGCCCTGGCCCCGATGAGGCGCTGCTCAGCGGCGCTCAGGTCGCGGGTGTACATCGCTGCGGTTAGCACGTCTTCGTTGGAAAAGTTGCTCGCCCCGCCAATAGCGCCAACTCGAAGCTCGGCGGCGCCACCAGGGTCGGACACCGCCGGGTTTGCGTTCGTCACTGCCACCGCGATCCCATTCACGCGGAGCGTCGGAGCGGAGGCCGCCGGGCGCGTGGAGATCCAAGACTCATGAGATGTCGTCTGGAGAGCGCCGTCGGTGTGCACCTCGACGCCCTGGTGAAGGAGCGACCTCGTGTTGCCTGCGCCGGTGAAGAAATACACGCCCGCGCCGCCTGTGCCGTTGCCTAGAAACGTGGCGTTCCCAGCAATCGCTATCACCTTGAGCACCAAGAGCATCGAGTAGGCGCCTGACCCGAACAGGTTCGTGGCTGCGCGCGACAGCGTGTTGGCCACGCCGTCGAATCGGAGCGCTGGGCGGTCATTGTATCGGGCCGCGTCGTAGGTCGGCCGTGCCGCTCCTGCGGCGGTGACGTCGTTGCCGGACGTGCTCTGGTCGGCCCATGTCGTGACAAGGCCCGCCGAAAGCGTGACGCCGAGGTCCTCTCGCCAGTAGACGCCGCAGTTGGGCAGGTTGGCCTCCAGGTGAGCAAAGATGGCCGCGCGGGACACGACCGCGTGAGGGCCGCGCACGCGCACCTGTCCCTGGACCGCCGCCAACTTGCCAGCCGTCGCCATCCGCATGACTAGATCGCCGCGGCTCTCTGGTCGGAGAATGAAAGGTTGACCTGCCAGGGGCTCTGGGCGGTGCCGCCGTTCGTCCACTCCAGTTTGAAGTCTCGGAGGCCTTCCACAAGGAACTCGACCGCAGTGCTGCCAGTAGCCGCCGCCGGTGTCGCTACGGCGACCTCGTCGATCTGACGCCAGTTCGTGCCGCGGTCGTTCGACGCGTACGCCTTCAGCGTTCCGAGGTGACTGTGGTCCAGCAGAAGGCTCAACTTTCGGATCCCTGCGAGCCCGAAGAAGTTCTCTGGGCACGCGTTGTCCCGATTCATGTTCTGCGCGTCAGTGGGTGAGGCAGGCAACGTGGTCGCGAGCAAGACGTAGACGTTGCTGTCCGTGCCCGGGGTCGAACCTGCATATCTGATGATCGAGTGAGGCATCGTCGTCTCCTAGGGCTGTAGCGCCCGCCGAATTTCATCCAAGGTCGCCTGGTCCGCCATGCCAGGCAGCTCGCGGGACTGCTCGATCTCCCCCGGCACCGCGCCAAGTGAGCCCGCGTTCTCGAGGTACGGGATGGCGCCTTGGATGATGGGATCGAGCCGCAGGCGCGCCGCCTCACCCGAGAGCATCCCGACCGACGGCATGCCGCCGAAGCGGAACACCTCACGCAGTTTCGACGCCTCTTGGAGCCGCTTCATGGCCCGGTAGCGCACGAGGTTCTCGAGCGTCGGCGTCATGCCCGTCTCGGCCGCCATCTCTCGGAAGGCGCGGTCGATCTCAGGAGACCGGCCGCCCTTGCCGAAGCCACGCGCCAAGCCCTCCATCTGCGAGAAGGCCGTATCGCTCCGCATGTCGGGCGGCTGGCCCTTGAACCCGAGGAGGTCCAGCAGGTTCTTGAACTCCTTTGACTCGTTCTCGAGACTCGCGTTCGCCGCCGAGTAGCCGCGCACCGTCTCGCCGTTCTCGAGCTTGAACGTGTCGGACTGCTTGATGGCGTCCGTCTCGCCCGTGAAGGCGTCGCGGTCCTGGTGAAGGGCGCGCTTGATCTCGTCGTAGTGAGGGAACGGCTCCTTCTTGAGCGAACCAGCCTCATGCTGCGACCGCACCGTTTCGACGATCTGACGCAGGTCCTCTGGGTTCTTCGGCTTGGGAGAGAGCCGCGCAAAGTTGCCCTCCCCGACCGGCAGCCCGCGAGCCTGGGCCTCCGCCGGCGTGATGTCGAACGTGAGCGGGTTCTCGCCGCGCGCCTCGTGCAGCGAACGAAGGCGTTCGCCGGCGCCGCCGGCGGCGACGCCTTCCTTGAAGTCGGGCAGGCGCTCGGAGAATGGCCCGACGTCGATGCTCGGCGTGATGGTCTTCGTCGACGACACGGCATCCCTGGCCTCGGGCGTCACGGGCCGTGTCGGCGTGTTGATGGCCTCGACGTCGCGCTTGAAGTTCTCCGGGGCCATGACGTCGGACCCGTGCAGCTCGACGGCGCGGTCGAGCTGGGCGACCCGCTCGGCGTTCTGCGGCGTGAGCATGTGCTCGGGATGCTGCGCCTGGTAACCGAGCACCTTCTCCAGTAGGTCGTCGAGCTTCTGCATCCGCGCCGGATCAACCACGGTGCCGTCGGACTGCACGAGCGCCTTGCGAGCGTCCATGATCTCCCGAATCGCGTTCTTGAGCGGAATCTGTTCGTGGGAGAACCGGCGCTCGAACTCACGGAGCGGGCCGCCCTTGGCGATGATCTCGGCTTCCCGAGCATGCGCCCGCTTGCCAAACGGCTCAGCGAGGTCGTGGGAGAGCATCCCGGGCACGTCGGGCGCGTAGGATTCGCCGACGCCCTCAGCGCGCGCGCGCGCCTCGAGTCCTCGGTTGACCGGGCCCGGATCGACGCCGCGAACCGGCCGCATCCTCGCCCCCCCCTGCTCCGCGACGCCGAGCGGCGTGTTCTCCCGAAGGGTCGCCCCCTCGTTGCGGGCAAGGATGCCGAGCCCCGTGCCGACGAGTCCCATGGGGGCGCCGTACGCCGCCGCGAGGCCGATCCTCTCCCCAGCACCTGGAGCGTCGCCCGAAAGCGCGCCCGGGACCTCGTTTGCGACTTGCGTCGTGCCAGCGCCGAGCGCGCCGCCGGCGGCGCCCGCCGCGAGCTTGCCAGCCGTCGAACCGGCAGCCGCGTCGAGTAGCCCCATCGCCACGCCCTGCGGGCCCATGATGCCGCCGGGGAGCATGTTAGCGGCGCCGCGGACGGCCTTGCCGGCGCCCGAGACGGCCAGGTTTCCGATCGCCCCTGACGACGTGGCCCCAATAAATGCCCCTGCGTCCTGCGAGAGGGGCGCGGCCGCGCCGAGGTAGTTGCGCGCCTGCGCTCCTTCACTGAGCAGCTGACCGAAGGTCTTCGACGGCAGGTCTTCGCCGGCAGCGATGACGTCCTCGGGCGACTGCGCCTCCGAGTAGCGCGCGCTCGCCTCGCGGAACTGCTCCCGCTCGCGCTCCGACGGGCCCGCGGCGAGCATCGTCGAGACGGTCCCGCCCGTCACTATCTTGTCGGCGCCGATGGCCGCCGAGCGCCCCATCTGCCCAATCTTCTGGATGTTCGCAGGCCGCACGAGGTCTCCCGCGGTGTCGAGAAAGCCCTTCGCGCCCGGCCGGAAGGCGTCGCGCACGATGCCTCGCCCCTCCGCCTGCGCCTTGCCGAGCGCGTCCATCCACTTGGCGTCTGCCCACTCGCGGTAGGCCGGCGTCCCCTCGGCCATCCCCTCGACCGCCTGCCCTAGAACGGGCGCCATCTCGAGCTTGAACTGCTCGACCGACGGCTCGATGTAGTGCTCCGTGCCGCCGCCGGCCCAATCGGGCATCGCCTGCTTGACGGCCGTCAGCTTGCCCCAGACCGAGTCGAACGGGTTCGGCGGCGTAGCGGGCGTCGGCGGGTGCCATTCGGCCGGCGCCGCCAGCTCCTTGCGCTTCGAAAGGTTCTGGAGGGAGTCGTCGAACTGCGACCGCTGCTCGAGCTCGTCGGCCGCGGCCTCCTCGGGGGTCGGACCCGACTCAATCTGCAACGTCGAGGGCCCCCGCATCTGAAAGGCCTTCGTAAGCCCCGGATGCTCCGCCTCGATGGCATCGAGCTTTCGCTTGCGCGCCGCCCGCGCCGCCGGCTTCTCCTGCATGGCCGCCGCTGGCGCCGCCCGCGTCGCGCCCGCCTCGCTCACGTCACGCGCGAGCCCGTGCCCGCGCTCGTACTCGGCGACGGCATCGGCGGCCGTCTCGCGCAAGTGCTCGGGCATCGTTCCCGATCGCAGCGCCTCGAGGGCCTTCTGGTATTTCTCGTCGGTCAGCATCACTTACTCAAAAAGTCGTCGAGTTCCTGCCTCTTGCTCCCGTTCGTCGCGCCCCCGCCGGGCTTGCCCTTCGGCGCCGCGGGCGCCGCGGAGTCGCTGTATTCGTCGGTGAAGTAGCCGCGCGCTGCGTCAGCCTGCGCTTCGCGCTCCTCAGGGGTGGCCAAGAGGAGCCGGCGCTTGACCTGCTCGTAGGCCTTCGTGCCCATCGCCGCCAACGCCCGCTTGTAGGAGGCCTGCGCACGCTGGAAGACCGCCTTGAGCTCTCGGATCGTCTCGTCGGGAAGCTTGCCGGTGCTGCCGTAGAACGAGAGGGCCTTCTCGACGAGCGTCCTGAACCCCTCGCCGCCAACGGTGCGGTTGTATTCCTGCTCGGTCACGGCGAGACCGCTCATCTCCCGGAGGAGCTGGGCCATGGCCTGTGTGTCGCGGAACCCGCTCCGGTCCCCCTTCAGGAGCTCGAGGCCGCGGTTGATGTGGAGGCCCGCCTTGGAGACTTCGCCCTTCTTCTCGTCGCGAGCGACCTGATCGATGATTTTCGACGCGTCGTCCGAGAGCGCGCTGACCCGCTGACGCTCTTCCTTGCCCATGACAGGGCCGCCGCTCCCGCCGCCGGCGCCCTGCGGGTAGGTCTTCTTGAACTCCTGGTTCAGCGTCTTGCCGTAGATGTCGACGGCGTACTTGACCGCCTGGTCCGGGGCGAGGCCTAGGTCAAGCATCTGCGCGCCCGCCTTCGACGCAGCCTCCACGGCCGCCTTCTCGCGCTCCGTCGTGGCGGCGAGGCCCATGGCGCCGAGTGCGCCCTTGATGGACATCTGCGACTTCATGCGCTCGAGCGGCTCGTCGTACGAGTGAACCGTTGCGCCCGACTTGTCCTTGATGACGAAGCGCCCGCCGCGCGTCGGCGTGCCAGGCGCCGCAATCTCGCCCTCTGCCGACGCCCCGCCGGCGGTCGATGCGTCCGCCTGCGCGCCAGAGATGCCGAGCACGGACGCGAGCGAACCCTTCCCGAGCGACGCCTCGTCCACGGGCGCCTCCTGCGCGTTCTCGTCGGTGACGATCTGGCCGAGCGCCGACATGAATCCCGCATTCGGCTTGGGCGCCTTCGGGGCTTTCGCTGCGGGCGACGTGGGAGCCGCCGTCTCGGCCGGCACGGGAGGCGCCTCGGCGGGCAGCTCCGTCGCCTGCTCCTCGACCGTGAAGCCGAGCCGCTGGAGCTCGTCGGCGATCGCGCGCCGCTCGTTCGGCGTCTTCGACTTGCGGAAGGCGTCAAAGAGGGCCCGCGCTCGCTTCTCCTGGTCCGAGTTCTTGGCCTGCTCGACCGCCATGCGGTGCGTAGCGGCCTGCGCGTCGTAGTAGCGGTTGCGCCCCTCGGCCTGCGTCTGCTCGAGAGCGTAGTCGCGCGCCTCCTTCGACAGCCGGTCCTGCCGGTTCTGGTCGAACTGCGCGCGCTGCTCCATCATGCGCGCCGCGTCCTCGAGGCCCGACACGTCGATCCGGCCGAGGCTCGGCGACGCGAAGGGAGTCAGGAAGGAATCGTAGCGAAGGCTCATGGCTGGTACCAGTTGGTGGTCCCGTAGTTGTCGTACGAAGACGGGCCCACGTAGCCCTGCGGAGAGGCCGGCATCGGAGACGGCGCCGGAGTCGAGGGCTTGTTGAACATGTCGTAGAGCCCCTGCCCCATCTGCATGTTGCCGCCGAGGAGGTTGTTGAAGTTCGATACGTTCTGACGCTGCTGGAGCGCGTTCTGCGATGCCTGGCTGTAGCCCTCCGACGCCGTGCCCGTGTTGAGCCCGACGATCGTCTTGAAGAGGTCCGCGTCGGTGCCGAACATGTTGCCGTAGTCCTGCCCCATGATGCCGCTCATGCGGTCGCCCATCTGAAGCTGGTTGTTGAACGCGTCCTGTCCGCGCGTCCGCTGCGCGGTCTGCGCCCCGCCCGCGAGGTTGCCGCCGGCGATCACGCGCTCGAGCCCGGACCGGTCCCCGGCTCCGGCGATGTTGCCGAGCGCGCCCATCCAGTTGCGCCGGTCGCCCGAGCCGGCGAGCGACGACTGGTCTGCGCCCTGCGCGAGGCTCCCGAGGAGGGTGCCGCGCTGGAGGCCGTACTGCGCGTTGGCCTTCGCCGCGTCGGCAGCGAGGTTCGTGTCCATCTCGTTGTACAGGTCGTCGGTCGCCGACGACCCGTACGAGCCGCGCGCGGCCATCTGGCGGCGGATGTTCTCCTCGCCCTTGCGCCGCTCGTTGTCGTAGTAGGCGTCCATGTTGGCGGGCGCCGAGCTATTGAACTGCTGGAAGGCCTGCTCGGCTCGATTGGAAACGCCCGGCCCAGCGCCCTGCGCGAGCGCCTGCTTTGCGAACATCTCGGAGAGCGTCGGCTGGCCGAAGTAGCCGGCCGTCTGCTTCTGGTAGGCCTCGAGCGCGCCTGGCTGGGTCATGTCGAGCCCCTGGAGCGTCCCGACGTCGCCGCCCACGCCAGAGGACCCCGGCGGCCCGAGCCACGTCGGAACCTGGGGCGCTCCTCCGACGGGAGCCAAGCCAGAGCCGGTGCTCTGGGGGCGCCAGCCGCCGAGGTTCAGCACGTCCTGCATGTTCGGCGGGAGGTTGCGCCCCTCGTCGACGTTGCCGAGCGGGTTCAGTCCGAACTGCCCCATGATGCCGCCCACGAAGCTCGAGCGATCGCCGGGCGCTATCGTGCCGTTCTGAAGCCCAGTGCCGAGCGAGTTCGGGCCATTGAACGGATCCGCGCCCTGTCCGGGCTTGGCGCTCGGGTCGAACAGCGGAGGCGCCGACGCCGGCGGCTGGTAGTTGCCAGGGCCGCCCGAGGACATCTGCTGCCGCGGGTCCTGGTTCGGGTTGTTCGGATCGTAGGTCGGCATCACACCCTCCGTCGCAAGAGGTCGGCGGGCATGGGCATCTCGCCGCCGAACCCGACGTTCGGTGCGAACTGCTGGCCGAAGTAGGGATTCGCGCCGGCGCGCGCGCCACCCGGCGTGCCCGGGTTGATGGCCGGGCCGGGCGTTGCCATTTGCCCGAGCAGCGTTGGGCCGCCGGCGACTGGCCTCGGCGTCGTCCCGTGCGGCATGAGTTGCCCCATCTGGGGCGGCGGGTGGCCGCCGTACATCTGCGAGAGCACGCTCTGTGAGGGCGTGTAGGCCTGCATGCGATTCTGCATCGCTTGCAACATCTGCGGCCGGAGGCTCTGGCGGTAGCTCTCCATCTGCCCCGCGCCCTGGCGCATGGCCTCCAGCTTCGCGCGCCCGGCTGCCCGCGTGGCGGCGTCTTTCGACTCCGCCTGCGCCTCGTCCCACAGGCTTTTCGCTACGGAAAACGCGACCGGAATGATTGCCGCCATGAGACCGCTCCTATTGATCCAGCACTTCGTATTCTTCCATCGCCGAGACCAAAGCCAAGGCGACCGCCGTATCCGAAAAGGTGAATTTCCACTGTCGGCGCTGGTAGGTGCCGAGCGAGTGGATCCGAAACGTCGGCGACGTGTCGCCTGACGAGCCGAGGTCGACCGGAATCGGGTCCGACCACGGCCCTTCGCGGTCACGGAAGGCCACGAACGCGTGCGGGCCTGGCGTCGTCGCCGCCGAGCCGCGGCGGAACACGAGGCGCAGGCTCTTGCAGTGCTTGCTCGACTCCGTCTTGCGGTTCAGGTACCCCGTCTCGACGTAGGCGACGATACGCGTGCCGAAGTCGGTCGCGGCGTCCAGCGTGAGCTCTCCGATCTGCCCGGCGCTCGTCGCAACGACGTTGACCGAGGCGTCTGGCGGCGTCGCGAGCGCCGTCACGGAGAAGGGGGCCCAGTTGTTGGTCGAGTCGTTCCACCCCGACCACTGCCCCCACCCGATACCCTTTTGGTAGGCGAACGTGCGGCCGTCGGACGGGAAGGACCAGACCGGCACGTCGAGGAACCCGTCCGCGACGCGGTAGCCGAAGCAGTCGCTCACGGTCGCCATGTCGTCGATCGTTCGCTGGATGGGATCCGAGAGCGCCTGGAAGCTCCGTCGATCGGACACGACGAGCCGGCGCTGGTGGTCGAGCCAGTAGGTCTCGCGGTCGCCCTTGATGAAGGAGTAGGGCGCCACCATCCCGACCTCGATGCTCGCCACGGGCGCGTAGGTGAGGACCGAGTCGGGGAGGAAGACCTGCGTGGTCCTCGAGCCGAAGACCATCACCTCGTTCTGCACGCCGTAGACGGCGACCACCGGATCTGGGCTCGCCTCGGCCGTGAAATAGCCGCTCGTGCCGACGCCGCCGAGGCTCCACACCTCGTTGCCGGCGTAGCTCGTGTCACCCGATGCGACGTCCGAGAAGCGCACCTTGGTCCGGTCGACCGAGACGTCGTTGGCGAGGAGGCGCAGGTTGTTCGAGACCACGTGCGAGGCGATCGGAGCGGGCGAGCCGGCCACGCGCGAGGAGGAGAGCGCGAAGTGCGTCGTGGGAAGGACGACCTTCTGGAGCGCGTCCCCGCCGGCGATGGCGAGAAGGAGCTCCGTCTCGGCAAAGGTCGGCCGCGACGTGCCTCGGAGGCCATTCGGGGGAACCCCGCCGCCGATGGCCGCGGCCCCGCCGGACGTCACCTTGTAGACGGGGCGCTCGGCCCCGGACGCGCCCACGGCGAACAGGTCGCCTGCGACGGTCGCGTAGAGGCCCGACAGGCCATTCGGGTCGATGATCGGCGCGACGTCGCCCGCGAACAGCGGAGCCCCAGCGTACTTAGCGATGCCGGGACGGCGGAGCACGGAGCCCTTGCCGTCGACCACGACGTTCATCGCCACAGGACTTGCCCCCGCGAGCACTTCGTGCCCGGACTCCTGGAGGTTGGCGAAGGGGATGGGTTCGACCGGCATCACAGTGTCACGTCCCCCGTGGTGTTGACGAAACCCCAGTATTTGACCGCCGACCCGCCGCCCGCCGCCATGACCTCGTAGGATCGGAACACGATCGCCTGCGCCCGGTTCGCCGCCAGCGTGAAGGGGGCCTTCCCCTTGAAGTCGGAGCCGAGCGTGATGGTGCCCGAGCCTACGGCGTTGTCGTTGTTCACCACGAGCGTGAACATGAGCCCGGGGGCGCTCGGCGTGGCGCCGTTGATCGTCTGGTTGCCGTTGTTGGTGCGGCGCACTTCCGCCACGCCGTACAGGTTCGGGTTGACGGTGATCGGGTCCGTGTTGTCGGTCACGTGGTAGGTGCGCGTCGCGCGGTCGACTTCCTCGCCGCCTTCGTGCGTCGCGTTCGATGTCGCCACCGTGGGGCCCGACTGGACCGACCAGGTAGAGCTCTGCGACCTCGAGTTGAGGCCGACGAAGTTCCCCGCCGTCGTCCCGCTGTAGCCGATGGGCTGAATCGTCCCGCCGGCTGGCGATTCGAAGCGGTTGCCCGCGACGGTGTAGGAGCCCGCCAGAAGCAGACAGCGACCCGTGCCAGCAGCGACGGCCGAAGCGTCGAACCTGCACCCGACCACGACCGAGGAAGTCGTGCTGTTGAGGTAGCAGGCGTCCCCGTTGTGCGTGGCGGGCATCTTGAACTCGCACCCGACGAGAACGACGCGCGCCGCGGTGCCGTTGTTCTGGATCCCGTACGAGGCCGCCCCACCGTTCTGGAAGACAGTGTCGACGGCCCGCACAAGGGTGGCGGCATTGTCGACGGAGAGCCCGATGCCGCTCGTTGTGGCAGCGCCGATGTGGCAGTTCTCGATGAAGAGGCGCGTCCCGCTTTCTACGACCAGGTGCTTGCCCGAGTTCGCCTGGAGGGCGAGGATGTTGAGGCCCCTGACCGAGCTGGCAAACGTGTTGGCGGCGAAGGTGAGCGCATTCGCGTTCGCGTGGTCAATGCCGATGTTGGTGACGTTCGGGCCTGGGCCCCAGAGCGACACGCCTGCCGGTACCGTCAGGGCCGACGTTGTGCGGTACGTGCCCTCCGGGAAGAACACGATGCCGCCGCCCACGTTGCCAGCCGCCGTGAGCGCCGCTTGGACGGCGGACGTGTCGTCCCCGGACCCATCACCAACCGCACCGTACGCTGGCGCCTTGACGTTGTAGAAGATCCCGGAGAACGCCGCGAACGCGTTGGTCAGCAGCGTTGGGGTCCCGTCGATGGTGACTTTCCAATCCCGGGTGCCAGCGCTGGTGGTCCACAGATCGAAGACCGCCGCGGCCGTCGTAGGCTCGCCGGCCGCAGCGACTCCGGTCGTGTAATTCGTGCCCGTGAAGCTCGCGCTCCGAACTTCGACGTCCGAGGCCGATACCATGGCCGTAAAGGTCCGCACAGTGTTGCCCGTCGAGTTCTTCACGACGATGTCAACCGACTCGTTCACGTACCAGGTCGCACCGCCGTTCGAGTCGAGGAGCACCCCCGCCGTCGGCGTAACCGCGCCCGTGCCGTCGTAGCTCGTGAAGAGCTGGGCGAACGTGCTCGTGCCGCGGCTGCGAATCTCCGCCGTGCCGCCTTCGGCCCCGCGTACGCCGCTCGCCAGAACGTCGAGCAGGTTCACCAGGACACCGCCCCGCCGCTCGTGGCCGTGGAGGGGATGAGCTGGCCCGTCGTCGAAGCATGATGCTTCGCGTCAGCCCCGAGGAGCAGGCTCACGTTCTCGGCGCGCAGGCGCGTCGTCGCCCCCGTCGTCCCGTCCCAGGACGCGCCCGAGAACCCGACCGTCCCATCGGACAGAACGAGCCCGTTCACGTCGAGGTCCGTGACCGTGCCGATGTGCCAAATGCCGTACGTGGGGCGCGTGGCCACGGCCGTCGCGGTCGAGATGATGGTCGTGTTCTCGATGCGGATGCGGGCGACGCCGCTGGCGATCGAGAGCCCCGGGAGCTGGTCGAGCCCGCTCTGCTCGATGTAGCAACCGCGGATGAGCGTCGAGTTACCCGTCGCGCCGATCGCAACCTTGCCGACCCCGCCGCCTGCTCCGCTGTTCGATTGAACGCTCGCGGGGAACTTGATGTTCCGGAGCTGGATGGCCGCAGCGTTGAGAACGAAGACGCTCTGGTTCGCCGCGTTGATCTTGAACTGCGCCGTTGGCACGCCGCCGCTCGAGCCCTCGCCAACGATGATGAGCGACTTCGTCAGGCTGAGTCCGACCGTGAACGTCTCCGTGTGGGACGAAAGCAGGACGACGATGTCGCCGTCGGCCCCGTTCGTCTGCGCCTGCGCCAGCGTGGCGAGCGGCTTCTGCCGGTCCTTGCCAGCGGGCGAGGCACCGTCGACTCCGATGGTCGAATCGACGAACCAGACATCACCTGACGTGTAGAGCGGCTTGGTCGTCGCGAGCGAGTCGCCCGTGGTGCCGCCAAGCCCGTTGGCCCAAAGCTTCATCGCCTACCTCCCGAGAAGTGGGCCAGCACGAACTGCTGGGAGCCCCTCTGTTGCGACTGGCCGCGGCAGCGATCGAGCAGTTCCCTCTCTTCGTCGCGCAGCATCTTGACGCGCGATAGCGAGAGCGAGTGCGACATGGCGAGCCGCGACGCCAGCGCCGTCACGAAGTACTCCTGCCAGTACGGCTCGAAGTCGGCCGTGGCGTTGCCGTCGCGCATGTTGGCGCGGAGGCGATGCGTCTGGAGCCGGATGGTCCCGAGATTCGTCGCGTCGGGGGTCGGCCAGACGTAGAGCGTGATGGCGCTCGAGGTGCGGTCGGTGAAGTACTCGACCGGGCGGCCCGTCGCGCCGTGGCTCGAGAGCCCCTGCCACTTCTCGCGCGAGATGGGCTTGACGGGCGTCTCCCCATTCGCGGCCGTGAGCGTCTGGGTCGAGTCGATGAAGGCCCCGTCCCCGTCCACGTCGAGCACGTCGGTCGGCAGCGTGTAGCTCCGCTGGCCGGCGACCATGGTCACGTGCTCGAGCCGCATCACCTTGGCAAAGAGGCCCATGGTGTGGGTCGAGCGGACGAGCAGGTCGAGCTCGTCGAAGGCGTAGCGCGCCTGCTGGTCGGTGAGCGACTGGTAGATCGAGACGATGCCCGCTTTGCGGTAGGCGAGGAGCGCCAGCGCAGACAGGTCGAACTCGAACGTGCTGGTCGTCGAGACGGTCATCAGTGCCCGCTCCCGTTCCCGAAGGTCACGCCCTCGATGACGGTCGCCACGTCCACCACAGTCGACGCGTCCACGTCCGATCGCAGGTTGCCGCCCGACTCGCGCGGCGCGCTCATGGTGATGGCGGCGGCAGCGGCGGCGTTGCCCTCGTTCAGGGTGACGATGTCGCGCCCGAGCGCGTCATCCGGGCAGTAGAGAAACCCGTCCGCCTTGCGCACGAGCTGCGAGCGTCGCCACACGACGCCGCAGATGTCGCACTCGGCCGAGAAGTCTCCCCTCGGCGCTCGGCGTGGCCACTGTCGTCCAACGGGCATGGGGCCTTTCTGGGCCGCCAAAGGCCCGATGGGTCAGGTAGCGACCGCCGTCGGCGCGAGGGTGCCCGACTTGCGAGGCTCGTCCGAGCTGAAGTTCTGGAAGGTGCGGATGGTCGCGGTGCCGGCGAACACGACACCTTGCGCGGCGGCGACGCCGTCGTTGACCGTCGAGAAGTAGTTGTCGTAGATCATGCCGGTCGCCGCGACGTTGTCGACCGCGACGCACGCCGTCGAAGCGGTGTGGTCGTTCTGCATGACGTTCGCGCCGATCACGAGCTTCGTTGCCGCTGCCGTGACGTGCACGTTGCCGTTGCCGGCCGTGGCCGAGAAGTCCATGATGTTGCCAACGATGCGCACGCGATCGATGGCAGTCCCCACGACCTTGATGCCGTCGGTGACGTTGTGCGTCGCCGTGCCGTACCACCAGTTGGAGGCGATGAAGGCGCCGTCCGCGCCCGTGCCGAGCTCCATGGCGATCGTGGCCTTGTTCGAAGCGCCCGACGCCACCTGGATCTCGTTGTCGAAGAAGGTGGTGTTGGCCGCCGTGGTCACGATGGCCTTGACGACGCCGTTCGCACCCTCGAGCCGAAGCTTGAGGCCGCAGAAGAGCACGTCAGCGACCGCGATCGCCCACTGCGAGGCAGTGGCCGTCCAGCGAAACGTCGGCTTGGCCGACCCGTTGCCGATGCCGATGACGCGCGTGCCGGCGACCATCGAGTTCAACATCGTGGCGTCGGTGACGCTCTCCGAGTGGCCGGGGAGCACGACGACCGTGTCGCCGAGACCCGAGCGGCAGCGCGCGAGGCCCGCCGCGAGCGTGAGCACGAGCTTGTCGACGATGGCCGCGTCGTCACCCTCCTGAAGGCCTGTCGAGCGGACGTAAGCGGCGACCTTGCCGCCAGGCGGCAGCATGATTCCGAACTGCGTCCGGATGCCGTAGCCCGCCCCCATGAGGGGGATGTTGCCGAAACTGAACTGTTCGTTTGCCACGGCAGCCTCCTACGCGTTCACGCCCAAAATGCATCGCGGGTCTGACCAACCGCGCGCCCATCGGGCGGAGATCGAGTACTTCTTGACCTCGTGATCGTTGTCGACCCAGGCGCGCCCCTTGGGCTTGCGCCGCCAGAGCCACTTCAGGCCGTTGTCGACGTTGGTCTTGAGGAACCAGTTGGTCGTCGAATTGGTCCACTGCTTCATCGGGTACGCGTCGAGCTCGAGCGTGGAGTTCACTACGTTGACGGCGTTGAACTCGCCCGCCTCGGGCTTGTGCGTCGAGTGCAGGATGACGTCCCAGGCCGCCCACTGGTCCACCGGGCACCCGATGCATTCGGGCTCGTAGCCCTCGATGATGCCGTCGTGGCCGGGGTACTTGCGGATCTGGGTCGTCGCGACGATGACGGCCGCGACGCTCGGCGACTGCGGCGTCGCCATGATGTTCGAGAACGTGCCGCCGTTCGGCAGCGTGTGGCTCGAGCTGCCGAGGGAGACCGAGTCGCCGCCGACGTACGCCGAGTTGAACATGCGGACGAAGACGTTCGTGGCGTCGATCTCGACCGTCTTGTTCATGGCGCGCTTGAGCCGCTTGGCCGCCATGATGACCTTGTCGTACTTCGCGTCTTCTAGCGCCTCGTCGGAGATGATGAGCTTGAGAGCGAAGGTCCGCGCCATGTAGCGCGTCAGGTACCCTTCCTTGATGCTCCCAGCCTGAACCTCCGAGGCTTCCGGCTTCTCGGACGCGAGGCCCGGGCCGCCGTACTCCAGGTCGTCGACGAAGTTGTCGTCCATCGACCCTTCCTCGAAGATCTTGAAGACCGTCATGTCGGAGACGGAGCCCTCGGACTCGTCGGTGACGACCTCCTCGAGCGTCTCCTTGAGTGAGCCTGCCTCTGTCGCGGTGGTAACGATCATGGTCCTCTCCTCACACGCCCGTCGTCTGGTCCGGCGCTTCCTGCACCACGTTGCCGGTGACGAGCAGCGGAACGTTCGCCCCCGAGAAATCGATGTTCGGCGTCTTCGAGAGGCCGACGATTCGCCACACGAGCGTGTTGGTCGTGTTGTGCAGCGAGATGTCGAGCTTCGGCGTCGCGAGCGTGGAGCCCGATACCTGGTTGATCGATACGTCGGTGTTCTCTCCGATGAAGGCCGTGTACCCGGCCTGCGTCGTAGCCGTCACCGCGTCGTCGCAGACGACCTCGAAGATGTTGCCCACGCAGAGGATGATCCCCACGAACGACTGGCGCTCGAGGTTCGAGCCGTACGTCGTCCCGCCCGGGAGCGACTTGCCTCGGACCATCGCCGTGCCGTTGAAGTAGGGCGCGATCGTCGCCACAATGCCAAAGGTCGCGTCGCCAGCGGCCACGCCCGCCACCGTGCCGTCGTTCACCTTCTTGACTGGATCGCCGACGTTGAGGTCGACGCTCACGCCGCCCGGCGCCCACTGGTAGGCGCTCGCGACGGGGTAGTATTCGATGTTGGGAAGGCCGCTACCAAAGCGCGACTGCTTCCAACGGAAACCGTACAGGGCCGGATTGTCTGCCATGGTCCTATCCTCTTTGCCTTCGTTCGATGATCTCCGTGGCGCCGTGCTCTTCGTCGGCCGTCACGCGAAACATTCCGGGGGAGCCGACGCCGCGCATGTGGTCCTGGAGACCGCGGCGCGTGATCATGAGCTTCTCGACTCGGTCGGCCTCTTCCTGCCCGCCCTGGCCGTTGTGCCCAATCGAGTCGACGAGCCGCTTGAACTCCAAGGGGCAGCTCACGAGCACGTTGCCGTAGACGTTGGCGATCGGCTCGCCTTCGACTTGCGAGAGCGCGCCAGGCGCTCTTACGCCTCCGCGCTCGACGCGCTCGACGACGTAGCCGTCTGCCTCCTCGAGCCCCATCGCAGGGGCGAGGTTCAGGTAGTACGCAACGTCTCCGCCCGTGTTGCTGGCGACGGGGCGCTCATTGGCCCACACGTACCAGCGGTCGGGGTTCTTGCCGGATACCCGAACGGCGTTGTCCACTCCGTCGAGGGACTTGATCTTCGGGTCGACGCGCTCGCGCATCGACTTCTTCGGCTCGTTCGGCTTCGGCGGTGTTCGGACCGGGGTTTCAGCAGCGCCCATCGAGAGTCTCTCCGCGGCCCTTGTGCAAGCGGACCGGAACTCTCCCCGGGACTACTGACGATGAGGTGGGGACCCCTTCTCGCCGTTACCAACGCTCGGGCTCGGCAGCCCTTACGCCGATGGTTTCTTGATGACCTGGAACTTTGAGGTAGTCAAGTAATTTCTGCGACCCACAGCGGCCTACCCGCCTGCGCGCCGCTGCTCGACGATGCGCTTGCCCACCCGCTGGGCCCATTTGGCGTGCGCCTCTTCGGGCTTCAGCTTGCGCATTTTGCCGCTCTTCGGGTCGCGCTCCTGTCGGTACATCGCCTCGGCCATCTTCATCTCCGCCGAGGTCATGCGGATCTCACGCGACGGGCTCGTGGCCCCGGTTGCCCCGCCGAGCCCCCTGCCTGAGAACTTCTCGCGCGTGCTCTCGCTCGGCGCCGGGCCAGTCGCGCCGGGCATGCGAAGGTCGCGGCGCGTCTGCTGGAGCGCTTCCTCGTAGTCCTTGATGGTCGGCGCGGACCGGCCTTCGCGGGCGAGCCGCTGCCGCAGGACGCCGTCGGCGTAGACGAGCGCGCGCGCGTTGCGCGGCGTGCCGTCCGGGTTCATCGCGGCGATGTCGGGGAAGTGCGCCGAGATGTGCGCCTTGATGGCTTCTTCCTGGTGGTTCACGCGCTGACCAGGGACGACGCCTGCTTCGGCCATGAGCTTGCGCGTCACGAGCGTCTGCTGGCGCTCCTGGAGCGCGAGGTGGTCCCGCTTCCATTGCGACTGCTGGTCGGCCGTCGAGCCCTTGGCGAGCGTGTCCGCCAGGGCGAGGTGCTTCATCCAGTCGTCCTCGAGCTTCTTCTTCTCGTCCTCGAACGGATCCGCCTGCCGCTCGCGCGGCTGGACCATCTGCTGCGCCTGGAGCGCGGCCGCAAGCTGCTCGGCGCGGCGCGCGCGCTCCTCGGCCTCGGCCGCTCGGGTCTGGATCTCGTCGTAGCGAGCTCGCCGGCGCTGCTGCCGCGGCGTCGGGGCGCGGTCGTCGTCATCGTCCTCTTCGGGCGGGTCGACCGAGAGGATCTTCTCCTTCGGCGACTCGTCGTCCCTGGTCTCGACGCGCTCGATCGCCTCTTCCCTCGTCGGGGTCGGCTTCGGCTTCTCGTCGTCGTGGTCGGTGAGGGGGTTGTCCGTGCGGGTGTTCTTCGGGATGGGCATCGCTTACCTCAAATCGTTTCGTGGGGATCCCAAGGCATCGTTGGATCCCAGGTGTTCCCCTCCTGGTCGACGTACGTGTGATGCCCTTTCTCGTCTCGCTGGATCTTCATCGCGCCGCTCTTCAGCACGTCGGCAAGGTCCTCGGAGCCGGTCAGGTTGCCGGCGGTCATGACCTGCATCTCGTACTCTTGCCCGTCGGCGTAATCGATGATGAGCCGCCACGGGTTCACGTGCGTGTGGCGAATGATGTGGCCAAGGTCCATGCCGTTCGAGCGGATCGCGTCGAGCGCGAGCAGGCCGGCGGCGACGAGAATGCCGCGCGGGTTCGAGCGCAGCTCGCCCTTTTTCTTCGTCTCGGGGATGTGGATCAGGCCCTTCTTGCCGCGGATGTACGTTGGGATCTGGTACACGTAGACGCGGTCATAGAGCGGCGCGAGCCGGAAGGCGCCGTCGGGGATGTGCCACTCGAGTCGCCGCGCCTCGAGCAGGGGAGGCAGGCCGAGCGCGCCCGGCGGGCTCATGAGCGACTTGATTCGCTCGTCGCTCCGCTGGATCTGCTGAAGCTCGCGGTCCCATTGCAGCTGGGCCTCTGGCGGCAGCTCGCCGCGCGCGGCGCCGAAGATGCCCTCCAAAAACTTCTCGTCCGCGATCGTGGGCGGCGCCAGCGTTCCGTTCGGTTCACCCATCTCGATATTCTCCCTTTGCAAATAGCTCTTTCATGAACTGGGTTCCCTCGTAGCGAATGAACGCCGCAATCACCGCCGGGTCTTGGCTCTTGCGGCACGCGCCGAGCAAGTCTTTCAGGCGGTTCGATTCGATGGCCTTTAGTTTCTCGAGCATCCGCTGCGTGAACGGCTCGCCAAGCCAAAGCTCCTTCGATGCTTCCTGATCGCTCATGTCACGCTAGCCCTGGTTTGGGACCTGGAATGCCAGGCGGAGGATTCGGCTTGGGTTGCTGACTCGGGTTGCCTCCGGGCGCGGGCCCCATCTGAGGCATACCCGGAGGAGCGGGCGGGGGAGGGTTGCCGATGATGAGAGGAGGCGGAGGTTGCGGGGGGCCGAGAAATGCCACCAGATCCTCGCGTCCTCGGGACCGGAAGACGCCGGCCATGATCTGCCAGAGCAGCGCGAGGTTCTGCTGGAGAGCGGGGATGTTCTTGTAGATCTCGAGCAGCTCATCCGCTTCCTGAATCCTCTGCGATTGGGTCACGAAGC